AGAAGAAGGTTATAAAGAATTCCCACCTTGTATTCAAAAACTATTAAATGATAAGTGGACTGGAGATAATAGAAATAATATTTTATTTAATGCTGCAGTTCTTGAGATGAAAAAATCTGAAGGACATATAGATAAGAAAGCTTTAAAAGAAATTCTTCTTGAAAGAAATCAACAGATGTTTGCTGAACCATTAACAGAAAAAGAAATTGTAGGTACAGTATTAAACTCAGTATTTAAAAATAACTATACATATAAATGCCCTCCTAAGCATGGATATATGACACCAATCTGTAATAAAGATTTATGTAGATTAAGAAAACTTGGAATAGGTGCTCAAGCACCAGATATAATAGACGAGTTTTCTGATGTTGAACAAATAAAAGATATTAAAACTACTTATTATACTTTTAAGTATAAAGAGATAACAATGACTTTTGATTCTATTGATTTAGTTGATGAAAAATCTTTTAGAACTAGGATGATGCATTATGGAATATTTTGGATGACATTACCTAAACCTAAAAAAGGCCCACCCCCATTTGAAATGTTAATGTCTGCACTTATTGCAAGTTCAAAACCAAGTGAAAAGGTTAAATACGAAGATACATTAGCAGATGTTAGATATTCAGTATTAAAAGAATTCTTTGAAAAATACATGGTATTAGATGATTTTGAAAAATTAAAAGATGGCTACATAATTAGAGAAGAAGAGAATGGACAGGACTACTGTTACTTTAAAAAGAATACATTAGATGGCTTTATTAAAAAATTATCAGGAAGGATATTTTCTAATTCATTAGAGGCAATAACTTTATTAGGTTGTGAAAAACTAGATTACTACAAAGGAGAGAAGAATATATGGAAAGTTGCTTTACCTGATTTTACAAAAAAAGAAAAACGAACAGAACCAACAGTACAAAATAAACAAGGAAACTTAACGGAGTTAGATGATGCTTACCACGCACAGCAGTTTAGAGCACCAAAATAGTATTAGAAATAAAACTATTAAGTATTATGGCCCACCAGGAACTGGTAAAACAAATACATTGGTTCAAGAAATATTAACAGATGCCTTGGCTCAAGGAATTAGACCACAAGATATTGCGTTTATTTCTTTTACTAATAAGGCGGTTGACACTGCAGTGGGCAGAGCATTGTCAGCATTTCCTAAATATACTTTAAAAGATTTTCAAAGATTTAAAACTCTTCACAAGTATTGTAAAAAATATTTTACAATAGAAGTATTTGATCCGCAAAGATGTATGATTGATTTTGCATTAGAGAATCAAATTATTAAAAGTTCAGATTCAAGATTAGACGATGATTCATTTATATATAAGGACTGGTCTTTACATATTTATGATAAAGCAAGAAACATGATGAAGCCTGTAGAAGAAGTCTATCGTAATGAAACTTATAAGAGAGAATCATTAGATTTGTTATTAAGAAAGGTACAAGCCTATAATAAGTATAAAAGAGACGGTGCAACTCAATATATGGACTTTACAGATATGATTGAGAAAACAATTGATGAAGTAAACTTTCCACCATTAGAAATACTTATATTAGATGAAGCACAAGATTTTACACCATTACAGTGGTCTGTTGTTTATAAGATGGCAGATAATGCTAATAAAATATATTTAGCTGGAGATGATGACCAAGCTATTTATAGATGGAATGGTTCTAATCATAAATATTTTACAACTTATTTTCCTGGCCAAAAGAAAGTATTAACTCAAACAAGACGTTTTGGAAAAGAAATACATAGATTTTCTCAAGTTGTTAGAAAAGGAATATTAGATAGTGAACCCAAAGAATTTTTACCAAACCCAGATGTTAAAGATAGTGTGCATCGTTATATATCTTTTGGAGACTTAGACTTTAGTCAATATAAGGGTAGTTGGTACATTCTAGGTAAAATTAGAACTACTGTTAATGAACTTAGAATGATGGCTAAAGATAAAGGTTTATACTTTATGGATAATAAAGGTAATAAATCTTTTACATCAAATAAATGGAAAGCTATTAAAACTTGGACAAAATTATCTAATGGTAAAAAGATATTTAAAGAAGAAGCTATTAATATGTATAAATATGTTAGAGCTTTATCTAATGATTTATATAGAAAGAAAGAGTTCTGGGATCAACAAGAAAATCATAAAGAATATAGTTTTGAAGATTTAAAAGCATGGTGTGGTTTAACTTTGAAAGATGAAGTTAAATCTCAAGAATGGTGGCATGCATTGAAAAGAAATATTAAGCCAACAGAAATAACTTACGTAAAAATTCTATTACAGAAATATGGACAAGATCAATTAAATAATGATCCTAATATCATTATAGATACTATTCATTCTGTAAAAGGAGGGGAAGCAGATAACGTTTTAGTTTACTTTAAAGCTGATTATGCTTCTCAATATCAAAATAAGACAAACATAGAAAAGATGGACGAAAAAAGAGTGGTCTACGTTGCAGTAACTAGGGCTAAGTATTCATTACATTTATTAAGCTCTGATTACAAATACAACTATCCAATAGGGGAAGACTATTTAACTTACATAGAGGAAAAAAGAAATGAGCAATAAAGCGTTTTTTAAACAAGTAGGAGGTTCTCATTATAAAACAATGAAGATACAGCCTTCTCAATTCATAAATGAAAATAATTTACTATTTGCAGAAGGCAATGCAATAAAGTATATATGCAGACACAAACTGAAGAATAAAAAAGAAGATCTTCTTAAAGCAATTCATTACATAGAGATGATAATTGAAAGGGATTACAGTGTTTAATCTTAAAAAAACTATAATTGGTGATATGGGTTTATTTACTTGTATCTGTATTTTTTATTTTTTACTAACGGTAATATAAATGACAAGTTTACAATATTCATTAACATTTAAGAAAAGCATTTGGTTGTGTCCTTCTGAGTATAAGGATTTATCTAACGCTACTGAAATAGCAATTGACTTAGAAACTAGAGACGATGGTATAAGTGAAGGTCTAGGTGCTGGTTGGGCTATTGGTAAAGGCTATGTAATAGGTTTTGCTGTCGCTGTTGAAGGTTGGCAAGGTTATTACCCATTTAAACATTTTGGTGGTGGTAATATGATACCTACACAAGTTATTAGCTACATGAAAGAAATATGTGCATTGCCTTGTAGAAAAATATTCCATAATGCTCAATACGATCTAGGTTGGTTACAAGCAATGGGTATTCAAGTTAATGGAGAGATTGTAGATACAATGGTTGCAGCAGCAATCGTTGATGAAAATAGATGGGCATATAATCTAAACTCATTGGCTAAAGATTATCTAGGCGAGATTAAAGCTGAAACTGATTTGAAAGAAGCAGCCAAAGATCATGGCATTGATCCTAAAGCTGAGATGTGGAAATTACCTGCAGAGCATGTTGGATTCTACGCTGAACAAGACGCACGGCTCACGCTTAAACTATGGGGATTTTTAAGAAATGAAATCATTAAACAAAATCTAACTACGATTTGGGAAATGGAATCTAAATTACTTCCTATTTTAATTAAGATGAGACAAAAAGGAATTAGAGTAGATACAGATAAAGCTCAAAGAATGATTAAGGAGTTTGAAAATCAAGAAAAAGAAACTTTAATTAAAATAAAACAAATAACAGGTAAAGATATAGATATCTGGGCGGCAAGACAAATAGGAGAAGCCTTTGATAAATTAAAGATAGTTTACCCTAGGACTGCAAAGACAGGAGAACCATCATTTACACAAAACTGGTTAACTAATTGTCCTCATGAAATAGCTAAACTTATTGTTCAAGCAAGAGAGATAAATAAATTTCATGGCACTTTTTTACAAAGTATTATGAGATATCAAATTAAAGGTAGAGTTCATGCTGAAATAAATCAATTAAGATCTGATAATGGTGGAACTGTATCTGGACGTATCTCTATGTCTAATCCAAATTTGCAACAAATTCCTGCACGTAATAAAGATTTTGGCCCTAAGATTAGATCTTTGTTCTTACCTGATGAAGATTGTAAGTGGGGTTCATTTGACTACTCACAACAAGAACCAAGAATGGTTGTGCACTATGCAGCTTCAGTTGGTTATGAAGGATCACAAGAACTTATTAAAGCATATGAAAATGCTTCAGCAGACTTTCACCAAACAGTTGCTGATATGATAGGTATTGATCGTTCACAAGCTAAAACAATTGGCTTAGGTTTAATGTATGGAATGGGTAATACCAAACTTGCAACATCTTTAGGATTATCTGAGCAAGAAGCTAAAGAGATAATTGTTAAATACAACAAGAAAGTTCCATTCGTTAAAAAACTTATTAATCTTTGTATGGATAAGGCATCTAAAGAAGGTGCTATTAGAACTAAGAAAGGTCGCAAATGTAGATTTGATAGATGGGAACCTAAAGATTGGGTAATGGTAAACTCTGAAACTTTTGAAACAGCTATTGCTAAATTCGGTGGACAAGAAAATATCAAACGAGCTGGAACATATAAGGCTTTAAATAGATTGATTCAAGGTTCCGCAGCCGATCAAACTAAACAAGCAGTTATTGATTGTCATGAAGCAGGGCATACTCCATTACTACAAATCCATGATGAATTATGTTTTAACATTAAAGATGAAGTTAAAGATGTTAAAGTAATTAAAAAGACTATGGAAAATTGTATAGAGTTTAAAGTTCCTAGCTTAGTTGATGTAGCCA